GCTGCTGCGGCGCTCGCCGCCAAGGACGTCATCATCGCGGACCTCCAGGCGCAGATCGCAGCCAACAGCCAGGCGCTGATGGACGCTCTCGCCAACGACGCCGCCGACGCAGCGACCATCGAGGCGCAGCAGGCTGCCCTCGACGCCGCCGCAGCGGACACGCAGGCGCAGATCGACCGCCTTGCGGAGGCGTTCCTGCCCCACCCGGACCAGACCCTCCCGGGCGACCTGCCGCAGTAGTGGAGCGGGGCGAGGGCGGGGTGTCGACGTCTCCCCTGCTCTCGCCCCCGTTCCGATAGGCTCCTGAGCGTTGGTGATGGCGATATGCCATACTGATGCAGACCGCTTCCCTGATCAGGAGTGACACCATGGGTTACGCACCCGAGACCGGCTACGAGTCGGCCATCGCCCAGAACAACGTGCGGCGTGGACCGCTGCGCTTTGAGGAAGGCGTGGCGACCGACACCGACATCCCGTACGAGTTCGGTCGGGGTGCCTACGGCGACACGCAGGGCGACGGCCGTGGCCGCCCCTTCACCACGGTGAAGTCGCCGCAGGAGACCGAGCAGGAGCGGGTCCACGTCGGATCGGCCTCCTGGATCGAGGCTCCGGCGGAGTTGTCGGAGTTCGTCCAGGGTGCGATGGCCGACCACCCCTCGTTTGAGCGGGTGCAGGGCAGCGAGACCCGGATCCTCCGCTACAACGCCACCGTCGTCAGCGACTGATCCCACATGGTCGGCCAGGGCATCTATGGCCCCGGGCCCACTGGTCGCCCCGTGGGCCGGAGCACGGTCCGTCCCAACCTGATCAAGCCCATCATCCTCAAGATGCATGCCACGGCCGAGATGCCTGAGGTCATGCAGCGGGCCAAGGACTTGATGAAGACGACCGATGGGCAACTCCCTCCGGGCCTCATGCCCCGGTGGCTCCGGAACAAGACCAACATGGCGATCTCCCGGGGGATGACGACTCCGGTCTCACCGAGGGTGAAGTGACGTGGCGAAGGAGAAGCGCAGGGGAAACGAGAACTTCCCTCCGCTGACCGAGCCGCTCAACATCCGGGACAAGATTCTCGGGCCCCACATGGAGGGCGTCTCCGAGGGCATCAAGGTGTTGGGCCACTTCGGTTCCAACGAGCCTGCCGCTCGGGCTCGTATGGAGAAGGCGCTCGATCCGAGCAACAGCGCTGTTACCCGTGGCAAGGCTCGCACCTCTCTTGGGGCGCTGGACGCCATGAAGGCCGAGGGGACGCTGGTCGACCACGACCTCACCATGGACTCCATGGTGGAGGAGAAGCGTTCCCATATCTTCCATGCCCGGGCGAAGGCCCTGGAGAAGTCAGCGATCACCGGTAAGCCGGAGCCCATGGCCGGGTCTGCCTGGTACTACACGCACCACCGTGGGAGCATCGATCCCACCAGCCACCTGACCGCCGACACTCAGGCGGCAGCGAGCGCTGTCCTGTCTCCGTCCACTACTCCCGAGGACGAGCGGGCGTCTCTGAAGGGGATCCGAGAGTCCCTTCACCCAGGGACCGAGCACACGGTGACCCTTGACCCGAAGGCCGCCAAGGCCGTCGCCAAGCGTGCCGGAACTCCGGGGATCATCGATCCAGGGACGCACGCCGTCCATGAGTTGTCCTCGTCGCAGTTCGCCAACATCGCTTCCCAGGCTTCGGAGGACCGGTCCAAGGGCCGGAAGTCGGGGATCGCTTCGACCGCCCCTCTGGCAGATGTGGGGCGGGTCGTCGTCCAGAACGTCCAGAACGCCCGTGAGGTCGTGGACCTGAACGAAGGGGACCCGTGGTCGCACTTCGACCCGGCGACCCGGCCGAAGACTCTGTTCTACGGGAAGAACATCGCCGCCTCCGCTCCCGGTACCTATCGGGGGGCCCCTGTAGCGCCGGAAGGGCTCCCACAATCCGCCAGCGCCAGTCACCTTCGGCGGTCGGAGGCTGAGCGAGGTACGTCAATGCGGCACGTCCCGGAGGTCGCTGAGAACCAGTCGGCCAATGCGTTGGATCACATCGGGATCGCCCAGCACTTCGTTCATGGTGATCCGAACCAGGGCATGTTCATGTTCAGCCGGGAGTCTCCTGACCCTGATGCCACCCCTGCTTCCCGACGGCGGGTCAGGGAGTTCGCCAGGAACAGTGGGCGACCGGTCGAGGAGTACGCCCCGAAGCCGACCACCTTCACTCGGACGACTCCCGAGGGAGAGACGAAGTCCTTCACTCAGGACAACGGGTTCAAGGTGCTCCCTCCGGATCGTGGTGTGGCGAATGAGCCCAGCATCCTGAGCGTGGAGCGGGACACCCCCATGGATCAGTGGGAGATGGCGGCGTTCTCGGGGGCTCCTCCCTCATCGACCCGAGGCATCACGAACAAGAACGGCACAGTCGTGAACCGTCGGTACTCCCCCGCCAAGCGCATCGTGGACGCAGGGATGCCAGGAGGCTTGGACAACATCAACAAGGAGTCCCTCGGCCTCCCGGATGATCCCCGTGTGACTGTCGAGGGTGTCGCTCACGCCGTGTACAACGAGGCCAACAAGGCGGCGGCCCGGTCGTTTGGGCCCATCTCCCATGACCAGTTCGGTCAGCCCATCGAGATGCCTTCTGGGCTCACCCAGGAGGTGGGCTGGACGAACGTGCGGGACGAGGCTGGGGGGAACAAGGCGTTCAACGCCGAGCAGCGTGACTGGGGCAAGGCCGTCGCCGCTCAGGAGAAGGCGGAGGTCAAGGCCACCAAGCAGGCGGATACTCGCCGGGGGGCGAACTTCTATCGGGAGAAGGTGGCGGTGCCGCCCCACTCCCACTCTTCTCCACAGGCGGGGGGTCCGGATCGGGTCTTCTCCTATCCAGCGTCCACCCTCCAGGAGACCCCCCAGATGTTCCCGGGAGGGCGGGGTTCGTGGGATCGGAGTCAGTTGGCGAGTGGCGGTCCTCTCAGGGTCGACGCCACTACTCCGATCCGGGTGAACCCGAAAGCGAAGCCCGAGAAGCCTAAGAGATCTGAGTGAGCAACCTCCCTGCGTCCAAGCGGATCTATCGGGGCGAGGTCCGTCGGGCCTTCCCGACTCCTGAGCATCCGGATCCCTCCCGTGCCGCCCGAGAGGATCCGGAGGGGTTCCTCCAGCATTGGACGGCTCCCACCTATCCCTGGCCCAAGGAGTATCAAGCCTCGGGGCTGACGGTGGGTCAGCACTGGTCTCGGAGTCCGGAGATTATCCCCGAGCGGTTTGCGGTCGAGGGGTTCGCACGGGACCCTCAGCGAGGGCATCCCATGGGGAGGCGGGAGCAGAGTGCTGTCTCTCGACGGGACTATGTGGCTCTCACGGACTACACCTACGACACGGCTCCGGTGATAGCGAAGCATGAGAAGTACCTGCGAAGGGCCGAGAAAGAAGGGGTCAACCAGTGGCGGGACCTCTCTGGAGGCTCACGACCGGAGAGTGCGAAGGCATTCGATATGGCGGTGGTGTGGCATGGGGAGATGCCAGAGCACTATGAGCACGGCACGAACTACGAGGACGAACTCAACCTGCCGATGGGGTCGCAGGTTCGGACGGTAGGGGCGAGGATCTACATCCCTCCGGCGGGAGCGACCCACGACTTCACGCAGCGTCACCCGACCACCTTCACCCATGAGGAGCGCCAAGCGGCACACGCTGACGCTTGGAACCGTTCGGGGTACAGCGTGATCAAGCCGGAATCTTCGGTCCCCTGGAGTAGGGTGCAGTTCAAGGAGCCGCTCGACGTTCCAGTCGGACGTAGCACCGGCCAATGGGGGCGTTAGGTGTCGATCAACTTCTACCCACCCTCATATCGAGCGGCGGCGAGCGACCTCACCATCGCCATCAGCCCCCTCGGGCTGGTGGAGTTGGCGGACGAGGAGTTTGAGGTCCATGGCCCCCGGCTGAACCGGTACGCCTCCAACTGGGCCTGGTACCTCGGCCACCACTGGGCCTACAAGCGGGAGATCGGGGAATCTCAACTCTCGTTCAACTACATCCGGGCCCTGGCCGACTACATGATCAACTTCACGTTCGGCAAGGGCGTGAACTTCGGTTCCCCCGAGGCCACCGAAGGGGTCATCCCCTTCTTGATGAAGCGGGTCTGGGAGCGGGACAACGACAAGAACACCCTCCTCTGGGAGATCGGTCAGCACGGCGGGGTGGCAGGCGACGTCTTCGTGAAGGTCGCCTACGAGGAGCCCTTCGTGGACGCCATCGGCCGACTGCGGCCGGGGAAGTTCCGGATCCTCCCCCTCAACCCGGCCTTCTGCTTCCCCGAGTGGCACCCCCACGACCGGTCCCGCCTGATCCGGTTCAAGTTGAAGTACAAGTTCTGGGGCACGGCGGCGGATGGCGCACGGCAGGTCTTCACCTACACGGAGATCCTGACCGACGACATGATCGAGGAGTACATCAACGACGAGCGCATCGACGCTCGGCCGAACCCCATGGGCGAGATCCCCATCGCCTACACCCAGAACCTCCCGGTGGCGTCGAGCCCGTGGGGCCTGTCGGACATCACCGACATCATCAGCCTCAACCGGGAGTTCAACGAGAAGGCCACCGAGGTCTCCGACATCATCAACTACCACGGCTCGCCCGTGACGGTGATCATCGGGGCGAAGGCGTCGAACCTGGAGAAGGGCCCCAAGAAGGTCTGGACCATCGGCACCAAGGACGCCCGCATCGAGAACCTCACGATGGACACGAACTTCCAGGGGATCCTCGGCTACATGGAGTTGCTGAAGCAGTCCATGCATGAGATCACGGGCATCCCGGCCCAGGCCCTCGGCATGCAGCAGCCGGTGTCGAACACCTCCGGGACGGCCCTGGCGGTCCAGTACTTCCCCCTCATGCAGAAGTACGGCCTGAAGAAGACCCAGTACACCCGGCTCTTCAAGCGCATCAACGAGTTGGTGATCCTCCACGCCGCCCTCAAGGAGCCCCAGGCCCTGGTCTGGAACCCGATGGTGTCGACGGTGCCGCTCCAGCCCGGGCAGTACGAGATCTGCGACCCCAACGACCCGATCACCTACGACACCCACGTCCTCTGGCCCGATCCGCTGCCGGTCGACGTCCTCGTCAAGATCAACGAGGTCCAGGCGAAGATGGCGATGGGGCTGGAGTCGAAGCGTGGCGCTCTCCGTGAGTTCGGAGAGGTCTTCACCGAGCAGAAGATCTCCGAGGTCAACGACGAGATGCTGGAGGACGTGAAGGAAGCCGCTGCGATGCAACTGGTGCAGGCGCAGGCGGCGCAGTTCATCATCCAGGCCACCGGCATGACACCGGACGGTCAGCCGCTGATGATCCCGGGCATGGAGACAGGCCCGGACGGCGAGCCCACGGGGATGGCTCCGGCCGTCAACACGGACCTCGCCATGGAGATCATGAACCGGGCCTTCGCAGAAGAGCCCCCGCAGCGAGAGTCGTTCTCCGACACCTAAGGAGTCGGAAGTTGATGGCGGTATCGCATAGCGAGTGAGTATGCGATATCATTCGCCCCCAGTAGGACCGGACAACCCACCGTAGCGAGGATCGATTCATATGCCGCAGGAAGTCACGGAGACGAACGACGGGTTCATCGTGGGAGCCGATCCCAAGGAGCCGCCTCGCCAGGTGGCCGATTGGTCACCGGGCCCGCAGCAGCAGACCGTCGCCCCGCCTCCGCCGCAAGCACCGCAGCCGTCCTACACCGCCGAAGACATCGAGAAGGCCCGCCGGGAAGAGAAGGACAAGTTGTACGGGCGGATCGAATCGATGTCCGACGAGTTGAGAACCCTCCAGCAGGAACGTGAGGCTCGGGAAGCCGAGGCTCGGGCTCAGCAGGAGGCCGAAGAGGCCGCACGGCGGGCGGCAGAGGAAGAGGCGATGTCGCTCCAGCAGCGCATGGAGGCCCGGGATGCCGAGTGGCAGTCCAGGCTTGCTGAGTTGGAGGAGCGGTACGAGAGCGACAAGGCGGTCTTCGACAGGGAGCGAGCGTTCATCGCCCTGGAGGAGTACAAGACCCGCAGGGTCCACGCCGAGTCGGAAGCGATCCTCCCCGAGTTGCTCGACCTCGTTCGGGGGAACAACGAAGAAGAGATCGAAGCCTCCATCGAAGAGATGAAGGCTCGCACGGCCGCAATCATGTCCCAGGTCGAGCAAGTCGTGGGGCAGCAGCGGCAGCAGATGAGGGGAGCAGCACCAACCGCTCCTCCTGTCGGACCATTGGAGCAGCAACCGCAGTACGAATCGTTGACGCCCGCCGATGTGGCGAGCATGGACATGGAAACGTATCGACGCCATCGTGATGGTCTCTTGCAGGCAACCGGACGGCAGTACCGAGGTCGGTAAGCCCCCGGGGACCCTGAGTCTCTGACCTGACATTCAAGAGCCAACGTCCACACAGGAGGACACCCGATGGCTTTCCAGATCCCCGACGGCTCTGCCGTCACGGGTACGAACCGTGTTGCCGCAGGCATCACGGGCAGTGCCTACGCCGCCCCCGCCGTCTACGACTCGTCGCC